TGATGGAAAACTTCACATGCCTTGACGTTGTTGTTAGAGATAAGCCTGTATATATGCCAAGGCTTATGTATTGCGTTTCTTTTGTAAAGCATATAGTTGGTTTAAATAAGTTCTGGGTATTAAGTCCTTATCAATTATATTGTGAATTGATTAAAGATGGGGCGCAAATCATGTTTGATGATACCGAAGGAGACAAAAATGGGTAGTTTATTTTCTAAACCTAAAACGCCGCAGAAAAGTGAAGAGCAAGTAGCTGCAGAAAAAGCTGAGCAAGAAAGACTTGCTAAGTCAGAAGCTGATGAAGAAAGCCGTCAAGCTGACCAAGAGAGAAAGCGTCAATCTAACTTACTTGGTCGTAGGTCGCTTCAAGATGAGGGTGTAGAAGGTTTCGTGGGTTATCGCAGAAAACAGATGGGTGGGTCAAAGCCCCAAACAAGTGGTTCTATTAGAAACTAAGGAGATAACATGTACGGTGCGGGCCAAGGTGATGGAAACCCTGATGTTTCTGGTGGTGACAATAAAGACGAGCTAAAACGTGTCATGGGCAGATACAAAAAAGCCAAGGGTCGTTGGAACTCTTGGACTGATTTGTGGGAGGAAATCTATGATTACGCTATTCCTCATCGTGAGAGCTTCTTTCAAGAAAGCAGTGCAAATCGTAGAACTGAGAATATCTATGACGAAACTGCTGTTGTGGGTCTTCCTAAGTTTGCTAGTCGCTTACAACTTGGTTTTTTTCCTCCTAATGGTCGTGCATTTAGACTCGCCCCCGGTCCTGACTTTCCAAAAGAACTAAGAAGTAAATCTCTTGATGAAGAGCTAGATAGAATTACAGACCTTATACATGAAGGTTTGCGTAACTCTAACTTCAATGCAGAGATGCACGAAGGTTTACAGGACTTGGGTATTGGAACTATGAACCTTCTTGTTGAAGAAGGGCGTTTCCAAGGTGACTTACATTTTTCTTCTGTTCCCCCAACCAACTTGGCTTTATTGCCGGGTCGAATGGATGGAGTATCTGACTGGTTTCGCTGGAACAACAACATGGATATTACCGAAGTAAAGCATCGGTATCCTAATGCTAAATATTCAGAAAAGATGGCTAGTGAGCAGAAACGCAATCCAACTCGCAAAACCAAGATTATTGAAGCTACTATCTATGATGAAACAAACAGATTTAAAGATGAATACACTTACTATCTAATATCTGAGACAGACAACGAGATTTTAATTAAGGACACGTTCAAAGGACGTGGTTCTATTCCTTGGATTACTACACGTTGGTCTAAGTCTGGTTTTGAAGTTTGGGGTCGTGGTCCACTGCTTCAAGCAATGCCAGCAGTTAAGACACTGAATCTAACAGTACAGCTAATTCTTGAAAACGCTGAAATGGCTATCGCTGGTAGCTATATTTACGATGATGATGGTGTGTTTAATCCTGATAACATAACTATACAGCCCGGAACTTTTATACCTAGAAGTCCCGGATCGAGTATATCTCCATTGCAGAGTGCTGGCAGATTTGATGTAGCACAGCTTGTTTTGGATGATATGCGTAGGAATGTGCGTAAGGCATTGTTTATTGATGAGCTAGACACAAGACCAAATGCAAGAACACCACTTTCTGCTACAGAAGTATCTGAAAGGCTAGCTGATGTAGCTAGAGATATGGGTGCTGTAGCTGGGCGTATGCAGAAAGAGTTTTTACAGCCGTTAGTAGAGAGAATTGTTTACATCTACAAAAAACAGGGGCTGTTAGACATACCGAAAGTAGACGGTAGGGAATTGCGTATTGTGCCAGTTTCTCCCCTGCTCAGAGCGCAAGACCAGCAAGACGTGTCTGATTTTGTTCGCTTCCAACAGACCGTTGCCTCTACTTTCGGACCTGAGATAACTCCTGTGTTGTACAACCAAGAAGCTGTTATTAAGTATCTAGCCGCTAAGTTCGGTATTCAAGAGGAGCTTTTAGCTGAAGCAAGCCAAGTACAAGAGAATGTACAAACAATGCAACAGCTAATGCAAGCTCAGCAAGGGATGCCGCAACAATGAAGGAGAAGATAAATGTTTCAGTCGATGGTCGTGGGTACAGCAAAGAAGTTGATAAAGACCTTAATAGTAAAGCCTATGGTCTGTTCGGCAGTGGTATTGGAAAAGATTTTATACACTACTTGGACTCGCTCACAACGAATAACGTATATCCTGCAGGGACTGGAATCGAAACTCTAGCTCATGCAGAAGGTGCTAGATGGATTGTCGCTATTATGAAAGCTAGATGTGAACAGGGGCGTAAAGATGGCTAAACCAGCAAACCCAGCGTTATATGCAAGAGCAAAAGCTATGGTTAAGAAGAGGGTCAAGAAATGGCCTTCTGCTTATGCATCGGGTCAGTTGGTACAGCAATATAAGAAAATGGGGGGTAAATACAAATGAGCCTCACCAAATGGTTTGATGAGAAATGGGTAGACATATCATCTAAGAAAGATGGCAAGCATCCTAAGTGTGGACGCTCTAAGGGTGATGGTCGTGGTTATCCTAAATGTGTTCCTTCATCAAAAGCGGCATCTATGAGTCCAGCCGCTAAAAAGAAAGCTGTGGCTCGTAAACGTGCTACCAACCCAGCTAGCGGTGGCAAAGAACCTACAAGAGCGAGAACATAATGGCAAAGTCAGCGGCATGGCAACGTAAAGAGGGTAAAGACCCAAAGGGTGGACTTAATCGTAAAGGTCGTGCATCTTTGCGTAGACAGGGTAAGAACATTAAGCGTCCTGTGTCTGCTAAACAAGCCAAGAAGTCTCCAAAAGCAGCCGCTAGACGTAAGAGTTTTTGTAAGCGGATGATGGGTATGAAAAAGAAGCTTACATCTAAAAAGACGGCTAATGACCCTAACAGCCGTATTAACAAAGCACTAAGGAAGTGGGATTGTTAAATGAAGCAAGACAATTACAAAGGAGGAATGGCTTACAGCCCACAACATGCTCCATATATTAGAAAATCTATGGACAACTGGAATAAAGAAATAAGAAAAGCTCAACTTAAAGCAAGAACCCAAAGACTTATGGGCAATCCAACCATTAAAATAGATAGGGATTAAAAATGAGTGAAGAAGCAGAAGCACAAGTAGAAACCAACGAAGTTCAGGCTGGAGAGTCGGAGCAACTTCAGGAAACTACTCAAGATAGACCTGATTGGCTTCCAGAGAAGTTTGACAGGCCAGAAGAGCTAGCGAATAGCTATGGCGAACTAGAAAGAGCGTTTTATACACGCAAAGAAGAATTACGAAACCAAATTGTGGGTGAGCTAAACGAAGAAGCAACTTCAAACGCACCAATTAGTCCAGCAGACTATGAGCTAAAGTTTGAAGCGCCAGAAGGATTAGAATACAGCGTAGCTGATGATGACCCAATGGTAGATTGGTTTAGGGATACTGCACACAATTACGGTTTATCTCAAGATGAATTTAACGGTCTTATGAATGAGTATATTCAGATTGATGCTCAAAGAGGGCCAGATTGGAATCAAGAATCAGAAGCATTAGGAGAATATGCTGAAAAGCGTTTAGAGCGTGTAGATGGGTGGGCGCATAATAATTTAAGCGAACAAGCCTATAGCGTATTTGCTAATGTTCCAGCATCTTCTGGTATGGTTCAGTTGTTTGAAGAATTAATGGAACTGAATGGTCAGCCTCAGTTTAACATGACTTCAGACTCAGAGTTTCAAGAGCGTATTAGTCGTGAAGACTTAATGTCTATGCAAAACGACCCACGTTATTGGAAAGAGAAAGACCCTGCATTTATCTCTAAGGTAAGGGCTGGTTTTGCTCAACTATCGAGACAGAATGGATAATGTGAATTTTCTAATTCTTTCTTATGTGAAAATGTAATTGTACTAGAAGGCCTTGAAGCAAGGGATAATCGGAAACGACCCTAAGTGGATAGATAACCAGAAAGAACAAAGCTTAATTGTAACTTGAACAAAGGAGGGTGTTATGGCAACACCAACTATTGATACCTCCTTTATCGAGGAGTTTGAATCTGGCGTCCACATGGCGTACCAGCGTCAAGGCTCTAAGTTACGTGGTACTATTCGTACAGCTAACGGTGTAAAGAATAAGACTACGTTTCAAAAAATCGGTAAAGGTTTTGCTACTACCAAGGCTCGCCATGGTAATGTAGCACCTATGAATCTCGATCACACAAACGTCTCAGTAACTCTTGAAGATTACTTTGCTGGTGAGTGGGTTGATGATTTAGACCAGTTGCGTATTAACCACGATGAAATGCTTGTCGCACAACAGTCAGGTGCTTATGCACTAGGCCGTAAAACAGACGAGCTTATTCTTGCGGCTATGGACGGAACTACCAATAACCTAAACGAAACAACAAACGGTATTACACTGGCATGGGCGTTTAGCCTAATGGAAGCATTTGGTAACAACGATGTTCCTGATGATGGTCAGCGTTACTGTGTTGTAGGTTGGGAAAACTGGTCACAGTTGATGGACATTGATGAGTTCTCACGTGCTGAGTATATTGGTACAGAAAACTTGCCATTTGCTAACTCAATCACTGCGAAGCAGTGGCTTGGCTTTACATGGTTTCCGTTCTCAGGCTTAGATGAAACTGGTTCTGGTAACGTAGACCGTAAATGTTTTGCTTGGCACTCTTCATCGATTGGTCATGCAATTGGTGCAGATGTTTCATCAAACATGCAGTATCACAACGATAAGGATGCATACTTTGTTCTGA